CTACTTCTACAGTTACTTTAACTGAAAGAATTATTACTCCTGAGGAATTCCAAGTAAATCTTGAATTTTGTAAAAAAACGTTTAAATCGGATTGGGAAGCAGTTCAAATGGGATATTCTTCATTTGACAATTTACCTCCAGCTTTCTCTGATTTTATTTTAGCACACGTTGTTGCTAAAGTTGCTGAGAAAATGGAAAACAATATTTGGAAAGGTGTTAATGCTACTGCTGGTGAATTTGATGGACTTGTTACTCTTGCAACTGCTGATGCTGCTGTTATTGATGTAGCTTCTCCTGTATCAGGTGGAATTACTGCTGCTAACGTTATCGGTGAACTTGGTAAACTTGTTGACGCTATTCCTGCTGCATTGTACGGAAAAGAAGATTTGTATCTTTATGTTTCACAATCTGTAGCTCGTGATTATGTACGTGCTTTAGGTGGATTCGGAGCTTCAGGTTTAGGAGCTAATGGTACAAATGCACAAGGTACACAATGGTTTAACAACGGTTCACTTTCTTTTGATGGTGTTAAAATCTTTGTTGCAAATGGATTGGCTAACGATTATATGATGGCTGCTCAAAAATCTAACTTATATTTTGGAACAGGTTTATTATCTGACCACAATGAAGTTAAATTAATTGACCTTGCTGATATTGACGGTTCAGAAAATGTAAGAGTTGTAATGAGATTTACAGCTGGTGTTCAATACGGAGTTGGTTCTGAAATTGTTCTTTACACTCCTGCTGCATAATTAGAAACAAATTAAGAAGGGAGTTTAATCGCTCCCTTTTTTATTAACTTTAAAATATATAAACTATGCCTTGCGATATTTCTTTAGGACGTGCCGAACAATGTAAAAATTCAGTAGGTGGATTAAAAGCTGTATACTTCATTAATTGGGGTGATGCAACAACGGTAACTTATTCTGCAACTGTAGGACAAGAAGATGTTATAACTGCTTTGGGTGGAACTCCTATTGGTTATAAATATGAATTGAAGGGAACTTCAACTTTTGAACAAACTGTAACAAGTTCAAGAGAAAACGGAACTACATTTGTAGACCAAAAATTAAGTTTAAGTTTAGCTAAATTAACTATTGCAGATAACAAACAACTTAAATTACTTTCTTATGGAAGACCACAAGTTATTGTTGAAGATAACAATGGTTCTTTCTTTTTAGCAGGTTTGACTAAAGGTATGGACTTAGTAACTGCAACTATTTCAAATGGTGCTGCTATGGGAGATATGTCAGGTTATAAAATGGAATTTCAAGGAATGGAGCCTGTTGCTGCAAACTTTGTTACGGGACCATTAACTACAGGTATTTTAGCTTCTATCGTTGAAGGTACTGTAGCATAATTATTATTTGTTTTTTTAAAGAAAGGTATACTTTAATTAGTATGCCTTTTTTGTTTTAAAACAATTTATATTTTAATTTATTAATATAAAAAATATTATATGATAATTTTAAAAGAGCAAATAGAATCACAAACTATAAAATTCATACCGAGATTTTACTCGGCAGATACTCTTATTTTAAGAAACGAAACAACTAATATTTCAGTTACATTAAATCCTACATTTGTAGTTGATGGATATTATTTAAAATGTGATTTAGCTTTAGATTTAAAAGAAAATACTTTTTATAATTTAACTATTTTAAGTACTGCTTTACCTTTTACTGCTGACAACGGAATTAAAACAGCTGATAATAATATATTAACTGCAGATATGACACAATTTAGTAGTGAAAATTCTTTAATTTATAGGGATAAAATTTTCTGTACAAATCAAAACAAAGATAACTATACTGTTAATGAAAATCAATATGTAGCGAACGTTACAACAAACGAATTTAAAATATATGAGTAATATATCAATTGTAAATTTAAGTGCTTATACAAGCCCTATAATACAAGAAAACAAGAAGAATAACTATATTGAATATGGTGCTGATAATAATTACTTTCAATATTTAATTGATAGATATTTATACAGTGCTACAAATGGTGCTATTATTACAGGTGTTACTAATATGATTTATGGCAAAGGATTGGATGCTTTAGATTCTAATAAAAAGCCAAATGAGTATGCACAAATGAAATCTATTATAAAAGATTCTGATTTAAAGAAAATAGCTTTAGAAAGAAAACTTTTAGGAATGGCTGCAATGCAAGTTGTAATGGAAAAGAAACAAGTAAAGCAAATACTTCATTTTCCAATGCATACATTAAGAGCAGAAAAATGTAATGACAAAGGACAAATTGAAGCGTGGTATTATCATTATGATTGGACTAAAAAGAAACCAAGTGAAGAAATTAAAAGAATACCTGCCTTTGGTTTTGGAAATGGTAATGAAGTTGAAATATATGTTATACAACCTTATGTAAGTGGATTTGATTATTATAGTCCAATAGATTATTCAGGTTCTTTACCTTATGCTTTATTAGAAGAAAACATAGCAGATTATCAAATCAATGACTGTCAAAATGGTTTTAGTGGTACAAAAGTAATCAATTTCAATAATGGTATTCCAAGTGAGGAAATGCGTGATAAAATGAAACGTGATGTACTTGGTAAACTAACAGGAGCAAGAGGGGAAAAAGTAATTATAGCTTTTAATGCTAATGCTGAAAGTAAGACTACAGTTGAAGATTTACCTTTAAATGATGCACCTGCACATTACGAATATTTAAGTAAAGAATGTTTTGATAAATTAATTGTAGGTCATAGGGTTACTTCACCAATGTTATTAGGAATACGAACTGGCGATGGTGGTTTAGGTAACAATGCAGACGAAATAAAGACTGCTACGCTATTATTTGATAACATAGTAATTAAACCTTACCAACTTGAAATTATTGATGCTATTGATGAAATATTAGCTATTAATAGTATATCATTAAAATTATATTTCAAAACAATACAACCTTTAGAATTTGTTGATACTGAAGGTATGAACGCTGAAACTAAAGAAGAAGAAACTGGAGTTAAAATGTGTTCACATAATTTAGCTACAGACTCTATTGCTGATTTATTAATTGAAAAAGGTGAAACATTAAGTGACGAATGGTTTTTAATTGACGAAACAGAAGTTGATTATGATTCTGAAGAAGAATTAGATGCTGAAATTAATACTTTAAATAATAAAAAGAAAAGTACATTATCTAAAATGTGGAAATTTATAACTTCTACAGGAACTGCAAGACCAAATATTAAAAGTCCAGAACAAGACAAAGTAATTGATGGAATTCAATTTATTACAAGATATAAATATAGTGGTGATTTAAGCGGTGAAAGAGAATTTTGCAGTAAAATGTTACGTTCAGACAAAGTATATCGTAAAGAAGATATTATAAATATGGAAACGCAAGTTGTTAATTCAGGTTTTGGACCAAAAGGTTCTGATTCTTATTCTATTTGGTTATACAAGGGCGGAGCAAGATGCAATCATAAATGGCTTCGTAGAACTTATGCTAATTTTGAAGGTGTTAAAATTGACCCTACAAATCCAAATGCTAAAGACAAAGTAATTAGTGCTGCAACTGCTGAGAAATATGGTTATAGAATTAGAAATGACAAAGAAGTGGCAATGAAACCAAGTGATATGCCTACAAAAGGATACACACAAGAGTATTGGGATAAAATGGGATATACAAATTAATAAGATATGGCACAAGGTTTATTTATAAGTACAAACGATATAGTTAAATTCACTGTTTTAAATGGTAATTTAGACCCTGATATTTATACTCAGTATATTTTTCAAGCACAGCAATTACACATTCAGAATTATTTAGGTACAAAGCTATATAACAAAATTAATGATGGTATTGTAGCAGGTAATTTAGCAGCACCATATACAACGCTTTTAAGCGTATATATTAAACCAATGGTAATACATTGGGCTATGGTAGAATTCTTGCCTTATGCAGCTTATAAAGTATCAAATAAAGGAGTATTTAAACATAATTCTGAAAACAGTACTACAGTTGAAAAGAATGAAATAGACTTTTTAATTGAAAAAGAGCGTGATGTTGCACAATCTTATACAAATAGATTTATAGATTATATGAGTTTTAACCAAGTTTTATTTCCTGAATACAATAGTAATTCAAATGCTGATGTATTCCCAGATAAAGACGCAAATTTTACAGGATGGATTCTATAAAAGAAACATATAAACCAAAAGAAGTAAACGTAAAAAAGTTAGAAATTTTTTTAAATAAATTAGATAAAAAAAATGATACAAGTAATTAACATAGGAACAACTGCAAATGATGGTACTGGTGACACAGTAAGAAATGCTTTTGATAAAGTAAATGATAATTTTACTGATTTAGACACAACTAAACAAGATAATATAACATTAACAACTACAGGTGTAAATGGAGTAGCTACATTAGTAGGTTCTACTTTAAATATACCACAATATAGTAATAATATTACTTCTGCTGGTTTATATGCACAAACTGCTTTAAGCACTCCAATAGTTTATGCAAGTGGCGAAGCATCAATAATAGGAAATGGAGTAGGTTCTTTAGTTGTGCCATCAAATACCTTTAAAGTTGGTGATTCTTTTGTAGTTAAAATGTGCGGAACTTTAACGTGTGTTAATAATGAGATTCTACATATACATATTAAATCAAACGGTGTAACTATTATAGATGCTTTGCAATATACATTAGCTGCTACGACTGCTAAATATTGGGATTTAATATTAGATTTCACTATTACTAAAATAGGTGGTGCAACTGTTGCTGAATTATTTGCAAATGGTATATTTACTTATAATAAAAACGCTTCAAATGCTATTGAAGGAACACATTTTGGGCAAGTTAGTAATACAGTATTTAATACAACTGTTAATAATACATTAACAATTACAGCACAATGGAT